GGGATAGCGTAGCGGGCGCAACGGGTGACGATCAATCGGCGGGCAATGTCAGCATTAGTTTTACAAGTAATCCCGGGGTTACGGCAAACGATTACATCATTGGCGCAATGTGCATCCCAACGGATGTGGGGGGTGGCACTCAATTTAGTTCCGAAGCCTTTACGCAAACAAGTGTGACTTTTGGAACTGTTACCGAAATCAATGAGGCTTCAAGTGGTACGGGTAATGATATCGGTGGATTTTCTTGCCGTTCATTAGTATCTAGCGGTACAGGATCAGCTAATCCCGTAATGACGGCAACGGCTGGAGGCACGACAACGAATGTGCGAGGCCCGGGTGTTTTTATTCGAATTCGTGAAAAAAGTAATCTGGTTACGATTACTGGCAATAACTGCCAACAAGTTAATAAATCTACGAGTGCGGCAACTACACAAGCTCATGTTATTCATGGCAATAACTGCCAACAGTTAAACACCTCCACTAGTGGGGCGTGGTCAGGCCCAAAAACCTTAACTGGTAATAATTGTCAGCAAACCAATACCAGCTCAACGGGCGGTATTGGCCTTACAAGCAGTCGTTATTGGGTGGGTGGTACCGGTACATGGGATGCAAGTGATACATCCCATTGGTCTAATGTTTCTGGAGGGGCATCTGGGGCATCAGTACCTACTTTAACGCATGATGTCTTTTTTGATAGCAACTCCAATACTGGCACTTCGGCCTTTACTGTTTCAGTTTTAACAGTTGCTGCAAATTGTCGAGATTTAAAAATAAGCACCCTTGATGGGGCGATGACTTTATATCCCGATAAAGAAATTAATATTCATGGCAATATTGCCTGTCCAAGCACTAACTTTAGTCTGCAATACAACTTTGTAAATATTAATTTAGTCAAAACAACAGGTTCAGCAACCATTGATTTGCATGGGGGCACTAACCTTGCGAATTTGCGTATAGTTATTGATAGCGGCGCAACTTATACTTTAACAAATCATCTTGAAGTAGGCACATCCTTAGGGTTATCCAGAGGTACTTTGGACTTAGCCAACTACAACATGACTGTTGGTGGATTTAATTCTAATACCAATGAAATCAGAAGTTTATATTTACGCAATGGCAATATTTATTGTGGAAATGTGAATGTTGGTGGAAATAATCTCACTTTAGATTGTGGCTATTCAACTTGGCATCAAATTGCCAGTAGTTTTGGATGGACTGGCTCTTATCGCTTTTGGATTTTGGATTGCGCCGCCGACTTTAGCAATATTTGGGTCTCTGGCACACATACTTTTCATGATTTAACCCGTACTTCCAATATCAATGGGGTGGGTTTTCTTTTTGATTCTGGGGCTACTTTTGAAAACCTGACTATAAGAGGTACTTCGGGGAATTTAGTCAGATTAAGTACCAATAACGGCACTAATCAATGGACTTGCACAGTTACATCTGGAATTGTGGATCTGGATTATCTCAATCTGGATTACAGTACGGCTACTGGCGGGGCAACATTTTATGCTGGTACGCATTCAACTGATGGTGGTCATAACATCAATTGGAATTTCACAGCACCCGCTAAAAATCTGACTGGCAATAATTGCCGTCAGTTAAATACATCAACAAGTGGGGCAGTTACCAGAACCCATGTTCTAACCGGAAACAACTGCCAACAACTTAATCACTCAACAAGTGCGTCAATAAGTCAAACGCATAAGATTTATGGTGCAAATTGCCAGCAATTAAATCACTCCACTTCGGGCCAAATTACCAGATCGCACACGCTAACGGGCAATAACTGTCAGCAAGTCAATAAATCAACTAGCGCAGCAATTAATCGCACTTTAAGCATCACAGGCAATAACTGTCAGCAATTAAATCATTCCACTTCCGGTCAAGTTACCAGAACTCAAACCCTGACGGGGAACAATTGCCAGCAAGTTAATAAATCGACTAGTTCGGCCATTAGTCAGACGCATAAGATTACAGGAGCGAGCTGCCAGCAAGTAAACCAATCGACTTCGGGGCGGATTGCTCGGGTACAAACGCTTACTGGAAATAGTTGCAATCAACTCAATACTTCGACTTCGGGCGCAATTAATCGCACCCTGACGATTACCGGGAATAATTGCCGCCAACTCAATACTTCGACCAGCGGTCAAGTTACAAGGACTCAGACTCTTACCGGAAATAACTGTCGGCAACTCAATACTAGTACGAGTGGGGCGATTAACCGAACCTTGACCTTAACGGGCAATAACTGTCAGCAATTAAATCACTCGACATCGGGCCAAGTCACAAGGACTCAATCAGTAACGGGCAATAACTGTCAGCAAGTTAATAAATCGACGAATGCAGTCATTACTCAAACCCATAAGATTTATGGCAATAATTGCAACCAAACCAATCAGAGTAATTCTGCCGCCATTACTCAAACCCATAAGATTTATGGCAATAACTGCCAACAAGTTAATAAATCGACTAGCGCAGCAATTAATCGCACCCTTACGCTTACTAGCAATAACTGCCAGCAAGTTAATAAAGCGACTACGGGAGCAATTAGCCAGACTCATAAGCTCATCGGGGCAAATTGTCAGCAACTCAACCATTCTAGTAATGGTCAAATTGCCTTAAATGAGGCGTTACTTGGAAATAATGTCACCCAGCTAAACCATGCAACTAGTGCCGCCATAAGCCAAACCCATAAGCTAACTGGGGCAAATTGCCAGCAAGTTAATCGCAGCACCAATGGAGCGATCTCCAAAACATTGACCTTAACGGGTAATAGCTGTCAGCAAGTTAATCATTCCACAAACGCAGCGATTAGCCAGACTCATCGGCTCGCTGGAGCAAATTGTCAGCAAGTCAATCAAAGCTCCGCTGGAGCGATGATTCAAACGCAAACTTTGATCGGTAATTCAGTCCATCAAAGTAATTTGAGTACCCAAGGAGCGATCTCCCAGACCCATCATATTTCTGGGGCAAATTGCAATCAAGTTAATCAATCAACTAATGGAGCGATTGTTCGTGTCTTAACCCTTACAGGCAATAGTTGCCAGCAAGTTAATCGCAGCACCTCAAGCTCCATTTCAAAGATTCATCACCTTACTGGAGCTAATTGTCAGCAAGTTAATCATTCTCCGGCTGGAGCAATCGGCCAAGCGGGGGATTTACTGGGAAATAATGTCGCTCAAATTAATACCAGCACTTCAGCGGCCATTTCACAGATTCACCATCTTGCTGGAAATAATGTTCAGCAAGTAAATAAGAGTTCTAGCGGTTCAATTGGCGGAACAATTACCTTAACTGGCAATAGTTGTCAGCAAGCCAATCATTCGACTACTGCGGCAATTAATTTAACCCTGACCTTAGTGGGCAATGCTTGTTCACAACATAATTCCTCGACTAATAATGCAATTGGTCAAGCCCATCGATTGCATGGCAACAATGTTCGCCAACTCAATCGCTCCACTTCTGCTGCTATTGGCCAAGCGGGCGATTTATTGGGGAACTCGGTTACTCAGCACAATCGCTCAACTGCGGCAGCTATAAGACAAGGACAGCATTTACAGGGCAATAATGCCCAGCAGAGTAATCATTCAACAGATGGCAGCATACAAATTGCTATTGTTTTAACTGGCAATTCAGTTCATCAATCCAATTTTGCAAGCTCTGGGGCAATTGAGCAGATTCACCAATTGCGGGGCAATAATGTCCAGCAAGTAAATCGATCCCCCTCTGGCCATATCGTAGTGCAAGGGCGATTAATGGGCGCAAATTGCATTCAGATTAATGAATGCACCTCAGATCGAATTCATGCCTATCCCGTTGAAAACGCCCCTACAGGCTCTGCCTTTGATCGTTATCGATTCAATCCGAATCGACCTCGATTTAGTAATCAGATTCATCCCGAATTTAATAATACCCAGCGGCCATCGAACACTAATGTGATTGGGCCACTTTAGAAGGAATTTATATGGCAATCAAACGCTTATCGAACCCCGCCATTGAGCCAATTACTTTGGCTGAGGCTAAACGACACCTTCGTGTTGATAACAATGATGACGATGATTACATCACCTCATTAATTGAGGTCGCTCGTAGGGCAGCCGAAGATCGGATGGAGCGCACTTTAATCACAACCACTTGGAAACTCACGCTCGATCAATTTCCAGATGCCATCATTTTGCCAATGCCCCGAATACAGGCCATATCGACTGTTATTTATACCAATCGTGCCAATGAGCAAGTGGCCTTAGCAAGTAGCGATTATTTTTTAGATTCTGATAGCGAGCCGGGGTGGTTAGTTCCGGCAGTTGGTAAGGCATGGCCTTTAACTCTGGGAATTAATGCGGTAGCGGTTACTTATACGGCGGGCTATGGTTCGGCGGCCTCTAGCGTTCCCGCACCCATAAAGCAATGGATTCTTTTAGCAATAGGTGATCTATATGACCAATTTAGATCTTTATCTGCTGAAAAACCAGTCGTGCCGCAAAACTTTGCCGATGCCTTATTAGATCCGTATCGTTTTTTTGGAATTTGATATGCAAATCAATAAATTTGATCGCAAGATCACCATCTTTTCCAGAGTGCAGACTCAAAACGACTATGGCGAGATGATTTTGACTGATTTTCTAAAAGCAAGTGTTTGGGCCAATGTCGTTCCCATTGGTGGCAAAGAGACTTGGATGGCTTCACAAATTGTGCCAGAGGCTAAGTTCAAAATCGTGATTCGCTATCGGGATGATTTGGATGAGACCGATAAGGTCTTATTTGACGGAACAGAATATGACATCGCATATATCGCTCAGATTGGCAGAAGAGAGGGGCTAGAAATCGTAGTCAAGTTCCCATGACCTCAATTGTCACAGTCAAAATCCAAGGCTTAGAGCAACTGCAAATTGCTTTAAATCAATTGCCCATTGAGTTGCAAGGCAAACCCTTAAGGGCTGCGGTAGCTGCCGGGGCAAAAGTGATTCAAAAACAAGCCATTGAAAATGCCGAGCCGCATCGTCAAACCGGAACGCTTGAAAAGAATATCGTGATTGCCAAAACTCGCCGCCCCGTACCCGGACAAGCCCAGTATTCGGTTGGCATTCGTAGAGTTAAAAAATGGTATGTCAATAGTTCGGCTAATCGTAAAAAACACCGAGCTGGAAAATCCTATGAAGTCTATGGAGAGGCTTTTTACTGGCGATTTTTAGAATTTGGCACTAGTAAATATTCCAAAAAACCTTTTTTAGTTCCAGCCTTTGAGTCGAAAAAGATGGAGGCTATTGAGGTGATTAAAAAGCGGTTAGCCAAAGGCATTGAAATGATTGCCAATAAGTTGAAAGTAAAACCATGATCGAAACCGATATTTTTGATGCGCTAAAGGATTTAGTGGCAGATCGTTGCTATCCATTGAT